ATCTTCCGGTAGGCGCCGATCAGCGCGCTGCTGAAGTCATCCTTGACGTCCCACGGCGCACACGCGGTCTCGTATGCTGCACCGTAGCTCACTACCTGCTCGTGTGTCAGTGAACCCGCGTACACCATGGTAGCCAGGTCCCATGTGGCTTCCACCATGGTCTGGTGGCGCTCGCCCTCGGCAGCAGCCAGGATCTCACTGATCTGGAACTGGAGCTTGGCGTCCGACTCGGTATCACGGTGGTACTTGACGCGCCTGATCACGTTGCGGATGTCCAGGAGCGAGCGGAAGTCGTTTGACTCCGATGACGACGTCGGTATGAACGACGCTGGTATCGTAGTCAGCTCGTCATCTTTGGCGTACGCGTACGGCGTCTTGGTCTCGGGATGGATGGAGGGCGGCACCATGACGTAGCCGTTGTGGCCACGGATGTCGATGCCTTCCCACGGACGGCCGTTGTTTACGACTCCGTGGCCTGCTGGCAGCCGGTACCAGTAGTGGAACCCGCCGCCTTTTCCAGGAGACGTGACGATTCGGCCAGCATCAGGGAGAGACAGCGCGTCCGCTGTGGCCCGGCCGACTGCGCCATCAATATCGAGTACAACAGAGCCCGCTTCTCCAGGGACAACAGCGATGTTGGCTTTGGGGTGCTTGGTCCACCACTCCCGGATCTGGGTTGGGTCGGTGCTGGCATCGTGGAAGCCTCGCTTGGTCAGGGGCAGCTTCGTGCCCGGCTTGCACGGCAGGACAGGGTAGCCTTCGGACGCGTACCTCAGCGCCGCTTCGAGGAACTCACTCACTTCGCTTCTTCCACGCTACGTCCAGTAGCCGGTCGTAGTGGTATCCACTCTCGTGTGGGGTTAGGTCGCAGCAGATGTCCACGTCTCCCACCGCGGCCTTAGCCAGGCACAGGTCGTTCACAGTTGAGCCTCCGCGTACTCCTGGAAGTCCGCCCAGGACGATTGCAGCCAGTCCCGGAAGACGGCGGCGTGCTCGTCGTCGGTGAACGACAGCAGCACCTCGTGGTCCGAGACGTACTGAGTCGGGTGGATGTCAGCGTCTACATCTGTCAGGTTGATCATGCGACCATCATACCACAGCACAAGCTCTGACACCACCTCCCGCGACTCCACAGTGTGCAACCTTGTCAACCCTTAACAACAATATACAAAAACGGTAACGGGAACTAGTGTAGAAGCTTGCTGTTGCTCTCGAGATGCTACATAAGCGGAGGGATACCCTCCAGGTTCACCTCAGGTGCTATACTGGGGGGATGACGAAGACTTGCAGGCAGTGCGGAGAGTCCGTGAAGCGTGCCGGGCTGTGTGCACACTGCCGGTCTGAGCGGCGTCGCAAACAGTGGAGGCAAGCATCATCCAAGTACGGCGCTAAGAAGGAGATCAGTGTACCCATGTCTACCGCGATCGAGGAAGCTGTCAAGGCAGGGCACGAGGTCAGGCTGATCCCGCCACCTCCCCTGCGAGGCAAGCTCACACCCAAGGGACCGAACGAAGGTATCTCTACCAGAAACCGTGAACTCCATGCTATACTCGTGGAGAAGGCTCAGCAGGCGGCTGAGCACCCGTGGTGGGAGGAGAATCCCGATGTGTTCGACGGACTGTAAGAGCGTGGAGGATGTAGAGTGTCTCGCCACGTTCGACCTCGACTGTGCGACTGACACGGCGTGGGGTGGTAAGTATGCCCGAGTTTATCCTTGAGGTTGACGTGGCACGGGAAGAGGACTCAGCGGCGCAAGTGATCAACTACGCGATTACCCTGGCGGTGGATGATGGTGCATATCGACTTGGATGAAGACTGCGTCAAGATCTGCACGCAGTGGGTACCAATGAGCGAGTACCGCGTGATGGTGAGTCTCGGAGATGTGGTGCGGGAAGCCATAGCGGAGGGTTACCCTCCATGCTAGCTATATACCCTACGTATCCGTACGAGGACACTGACATCATGGAGATCCGGCCTAACAGGTTCGTCACCGTGAGCGAGTACGAATCCATCCTGCTGATCGAGCGTCTTATACGGAGGGTAACCCTCCAGGGGAAGGAGGGTTACCCTCCATGGGATACACTGAATGCAGGATAGCTTGGGTTGTGAACGAGTGCCTGCGCGTGGCTGGTGACGAGCGGTGGTATGGGTCAGTGTCGCGCTCCGTAACGCTCGCCGAGGAAGAGTATCAAGAATGCATTGAGGTTCTAAATGCCGATTGAATTCTGCACTGAGTGTACCTACGGCTGCTACTGTGACAACTGGGAGGTCTTGCTAGCCGAGAATAGCGCTAAGTCATGCCTTAATCTAGGGTTCATAGAAGCCCTGAAAACCCTATAAAGCCTATGAAAAAGGGGAAAAAAGGGGAAAAAAGGGGCGAAAGGTGGCACCGCCGCGTTCGCGCAGCCCGGGGGAAAGGGTGCCGACCGCGCGCAACCGCAAAGTAGCATACGCTGTGACACAGAACAGAGAAGCGAGGAAAGCCTGTGACCAGGGAACACGTGCTCGCCGTCACAATCGCCGACTGTCGCGTTGACACCTTCCGCTCAGGAGGTCCAGGTGGCCAGCATCAGAACAAGACCAGCTCTGGCGTCCGCATCGTGCACCCACCTAGCGGCGCTGTGGGCTGAGCACCCACGGTTCAAGCTGTGGCTCAGCTTGGCCGTGCTGGATGAGAGCGTGCTACGTATCCGCTACTACCGGCCATGATATAATCGTCTGATGATCACTTACAACGGACGCCACGCACGGGTATACAGGGAGCGTGGGCAAGCGTCCAAGCAGGATTGCGTGTGGTGTGAGATGCCGGCGGCAGAATGGGCGCAGACTCATAACACCCGTGGACTCTCACCAGATGACTATCAGGCGATGTGCTTCTCATGCCACCGCTTCTACGACGGTTCCCAGCGTCTCCTAGAGACGTGCAAGTGGGGTCACGACCTGTCTAAGACCCGCGTTAGGCAGGGCAAGCAGTACGTGTGCATCACATGCAAGCTGGCACGTACGCGTCTGTACAGGGCTAACAGGCTTGCACGTGGCGGAACCGAGGATAGCTCCACTAAGTTAGCGGCTATCCTCGGTTCCGTGGGTCACATGGTCAGTTGAAGCGCTGGTAATCCTCCGCTGACTCCATGAACAGGTCACGCTCGTAGTCGCCGAACGGGTCTTCCGAGGCTTCCTCATAACTGTCGTTGTCGTAGTCCGAGACGCCGTTGGGGTCGTATGAGTCCTGCTCAGTCCAGTTCATGATCCGCAGACCTCCTTGGCGTGACCTATGGCGGTCACAGCGTTGCCGAGAGCGTTCTCGTAGGCAACCACGTCGCTCGTGTTGCCCCAGTAGGTGACGGCGTTCTCAGCGGCCGTCACAGCGCTGTTAGCTGCCACGCACGCCGGGCTTGGTGCATGGTGGTGGGTGACCAGAACGATCGCCACCACGATGACGGCTACCAGCGCCACGACCACTGCCGCGACCCTCATGATGCGCTCCTGGTGAGCCTGACAAGCAGGCCGGGTAGCTGGGACATGGGGACGGTGGCCAGGTCCTTGTCGTGCGTCAGGCTGGCTTCCACGAGCCTCTCCGCGTCGGCGCCGTTCATGCTGCCAGGCAGACTGCGATGAAGAACACGACGGGGACGAGAATGAAGAACGCCGCTATCGGAAGGTAGATGCCCCACATGGCTGCCTTGACAGCAACGGGTGCCTTGCGGTAGGTGCGGGCCCTGTAGAACCTTCCCCTCATGATTTCCTCCTTGATCGGTACTGCCTACTCACAAAGATACACCGTGCCAGCCTGGTGTCAAGCTGGCACGGTGTGCGGGTCACTCCTTGGGTTCCTCTGGCTTCTCCTGTGTCTTAGGGTCCGAGGTCACCATGGACCATGGCTTGCACGTCCCCAGGAACCCCATAGGCCGGCGTTCAGCGTCCACCCTTGACCAGTCCCTTCAGCTCCGCTTTGATGCGCCTAGCGTCATCACCGCGCCATGACGTGGCGTTGGACAAGAAGTACAGCACGACGCTGTCACCGTGATCCAGCCCGAAGCTGTCGCTGACCGTGTCGAGCGCGCCCATCGCCTCTAGGTACGGTTCGGCCGCGTAGTTCACCTTGGGCCAGGTCTGCCGGATTTCCTTGGCGATGGTCGATAGGGATCGGTTCACAGGTGCTCCTTTGAGTTGGTGCCCAGCTAGTTGCGCTAGCTGGGCTATCAGATCAGACATGGGTCTCCAGCATCTCGGCGTACTGCCAGCACTCTTCCACCGTGTCGAACGTGTCCATAGGCACGGGGTAGCTGGGCTGATAGTACAGGGTGTAGGCGTCATCCGTCGTGACGTACACCACCTGGTAGGCCGGGTAGCTGGTGTCGGTGTAGTGCATGACGCTCCTTTGGTGGGTGAGGTACCGGGCTGACCGCTGGCCCTGTCTTCATGTCGGGTGGTGCTACCCGGTACCTCTAACAGCAGAGCAGGGAGTTTAGGAAGGACTCTACGAGCTTTTGAAAGCCCACCCCGGAGGGTGCCTCGCTTCTGGCCTGCTCTGCTGTTGTGATACTGACTCTACGCCCTTCCCGTGCTTTGTCAAGCGCTGACACCAGTGTTCTGTGTTCTGTGTTCTGTGTTCTCCGGAATCTGGTACCCACGCACGCCGTTGCTGGTCTGCGTCTCCACGCCGACCTGTCGCAGCAGGCCAGCGATCTCTATGTCACCGATCCTGCCAGGCATGAAGTCGAACCCCTGGATACCGGCCGACCGAATCTCATCACTGGTCACACGCATGCCCGGCAGTGCGGCTGTAAGAGCCGTGAGGAGCATTTCAGCTCGCGAGGGTAGCGGGCTAGCACTCAGACCTGTGAAGATCTCCAGTTCAGCCTCAAGCCACTGATCAGCGAACCCGCCTACGACGGCGACCGCGTACATCGGCGCGTACTTGAGCTGGTGCCGAGGGTCACGATCCTTACCTAGCAGCGGAGCGATTACCGGCGTCCGCTTGAGCACCTTCTGAGCGTCGCCCGACTTGAGCCACTCGCCTACGTCTTTGCCAGCACGCGCCATGGTGGTCTCATGGAGTACCGACACCCACGTGTCTACCGGTAGTGCCTTCTTGAGCACGATCGTGCACGAACGGTCGGCGAGCGTGTCGTAAGCCCTGCCGATGCCCGCTGTGGCCATGGCGTTGTAGACAGGCATGATGACGGACTTGCCCGAACGCGTCGCCATCACGGTGCCGTTCTGTGCGTAGCCAGCATTGAGGATCGCTACTAGCTCAGCACTAGCACCCCTCGCCCTGCCCATCGTCCCGAAGAGCAAGTCACGCTCGTCAAGCCCGATGATTGAGTTGGGATACTCATCGATCCAGTTCTTGACGCTGCTCTGTGTCGTGTAGGCCACCGTGATGCTTTCCGGGCACAGCGCGAGTGTTGATTCCATCGCGACTGTCTTCCCGCAGCCCTTCTCGATGGCTGCCAGGTCGAGGCGCGCGAACGCCGGGTAGTGCTTGAATATGTTGGTTGCTGCCGCCCACGTAGCCAGCATGATCTGCTGTGAGCGTGAGACAGTGACGAAGTTGCCAAGCAGGTCGTAGGACAGACCTAGCTCGCTAGCTTCGATGTCAGACATCGTCTATGTTCCTTCCCGTGTCGCGAACGATGTCCGCGATGTTGTCGAGCGTGTCAGCGTTCCACTCCACCGCGTTCATGATTGCGGTGATGTGATCCATGGCTTGCGTGTCGTTCATGCTGCGAACCTTTCCGAGAGTGCGACGTTCCTGTGAGCCACCCACGTGACCGCTTGCAGCTCTGACACCGGCCGTCCGATGATCTTCGCAGCTTCAAAGTACGCCGACGCAATCTCCCTGTACAGCTTGGTACCGATCTGGGCAGTTGCGCGGCCCAGAGCGATACCGGCCGCATGACGGTCGATCGTGACGTGTTCCGTCGTGGTCGGGTTGACGATGCTGTGATAGAAGTGCCAGGTCTTCTTGCCACGCGGCAGCACGGTGTCAGGATCGGCACCTGTCATGCACTGCCTAGCTTTCCAGATGGCGTTGTACACCTGACCGTGGAAGTGGTCTGCGTAGGCGTCACGAGCTAGCTGAACGTTGCGATCCCACTGAATCTGCGGTGACAGCGATGCGATCACACCAGCACCCGCGACGTACTCACCAGCCAACTCGTATGCGAGTTCACGAGCGTTGGGATACCACACAGCGCCTTCTGCCACTTCCCTACCACTCGCCTTGCTGTACGCGGTCAGAATCCGCCGCACCGTGTCTCTCACACGAACACCATGTCATCACCGATGCGGACGATGCCCACCGCTTGCTGCTTGAGTGCTAGACGCACCGACTGTGCGGTTGCACGAACGCGTGACTCGGTTCCGGTCAGCGTCACGATCACACTCGACTCGCTCCTGCCTTCCCACGCTCCCACGGTGTAGGCGATCGTGTAGCCGACGTGGAACTCGTCAAGCACACGACGCATCTTGCGGTGGTCGATCGTGCCGGTTTCGTTGTCCGATCCGATGTACAGGTTCCACGTACCGGCGCTGTTGTCAGCCTCGATCTCACCGTTGTGGAGCGCGACCACGTCAGCTTCGATGTCAGCGTCGTAGTCGCCGTACACCGCGTACACACCGGCCTCGATGTCAGCGTTCCGGTCACGTGTGGTGCGTTCGGCACGGTATAGCTGGTAGTCACGTGCCTGCTGACGCCAGCGATCCAGGATTTCCAGGCTGTTCATACGATGCTCCTTGCTGAGTCGATCTGCTCTGTGATGATCACGGACTCGATGTGGTGACTGTGCAGCCACCTGACGCGGGCTTCCGCTTTCGCGAACGTGCTGAACACTCCTTCCACGGGCTGACTGGTTGAGGTGACCACGTAGATAGTCATGACTGGTCTTCCACTGCCCACAAGCCGCACTGGTCAGAGCAGCTTTCGTCGCATCCGGCGTTGCCACGCAGGTACGTCTCCGTCTGACTCACCAGCTCAGCGACTTGCTCTGAGACTGCCGATTCGTAGCCAGCCAGGTAGCTGGCCGCTTGCTTGCTCACGGTGCGGTAGTAGGCCGCTCGCTTGTCCGCGTTCATGATCCGTTCTCCCTGTCACAGTCGTTCATGTAGATGTTACCGTCCGAGTAGACCTGCTCTGTGCAAGCCATGTTGTGGTAGGACACACGCTCACTGTACACCAGGTGCGCCTTCTGCTTGCCGCCCGCTTGCCCGACGAACGCAGCTACCGCCATCGCTATGACGACCACTAGCCCTACCAGCAAGACGAGTTTGCCCGACACTGTCTGTCACACTCCTAGTTGATGTTGCCGCAGTGTTCACACACTGCATATCCGTTGTGGTTGATCCACTCAGTGATCTCGCCGTCGCACCATTCACATGCTGTCCACGACGGGGTGTACATGAGCGCTGAGACTGGCAGTCCTGTGTGGCCGGCACTATCCACGACTCCGGTTGTCTGCCTAACCGCTGTCACGATCTCTATGTGCCTCACTGCGCTCACCTCCACTACCCACACTACGCCGTCTGTCCCAGGTGTCAAACGCTGCGGCCATCTGTCTCTGTGGCGTGCGTCACACACCTAGCTGACACTGAGCTCGTCGGCCGCGTTCTTTGACACGCATTCGCCGTCGTGCAACTCGCTCGCATGCACGCGCTGTCACCGGCTGTTCGATGCTCATGGGATGCTACTCTGCCGGACAGTAGCACCTGGGGTTGTTCGGTCAGTGGCGCGAGAGGGAACCTTAGGAGTAGCTTGCGGATTGCGCGGCGCCCGGCCTGCTGCTGTTCGCGAGCGGGCTGTGGGTCACTTTGAGCCCTTTGCATCCCGGAAAATATAGAATCTGGAATCTGCCCCTAAGCACGCGCATGGTCGAGTGTGGGCCACCCCCGGATACTGACGCTCCTCGACCGTGACAGAGAGTGACCGGCTTCCCAAGCTCTTACACTAGTTCTCGTTACCGTTTTTGTATATTGTTGTTAAGGGTTGACAAGGAAGTACAAGATGGAGTAACGGGAGGGGTGTACGAGCTAGGCAACTCGGTCACCCCTCGTAATCGGGCTTGTGTGTCGTTCGGTGCTGTGGTATAGTGGGAGCATGATGAAACTTCCAGCAGGAACCAGCAAGTCAGCTTGCGGCTGCTCGGGCTGCGGCAGGGTCTTTTCCAGCCTCACCCTGTTCGACCGGCACCAGGACTGGGACTACGATGCCCCGGCCGCCCTCTCCTGTAAGACCCCAGAGTCCCTGGGACTGGTACTTGGGCCGAACTCTACGTGGTGGACGCCTGAGGGCCTTAAAAACTCTAAGGAGCGCACTGCCAGGATGCGGGCCGGACTGTGAGGAACTTCCGGGTATGCGAGGTATGCGACCAGGAGCACCTGAGGTGGGTGTCATGCCCGGTTTACCTTGAGCTGAACCACTGTGTCCTGTTCGCGGCCAAAGAGGGCGCAGACGCCCTGAAGTTCCTGGTGAGGGCAGAATGAACGAGTACCCCAGCAACGAGTACCCCTGCACCGGCTGCAAGGAGCCTGACTCTGCGGAGTCGTGGGGTTGGTGTGAGGTGTGCTCCATGATCGTGGGAGCCACCACGTACGCGAAAGGGTCGGCATGATGGAGTGCTGTGGCTGCAATCACCCTATCGAGAGTACTCACCCGTTCTGGTGTGAGACCTGCCTGCCTCTGGTCAACGCCACCTGGCTGGCCAGGGACGGCTTCGAAACTGGAGGAAACTGATGAGTTACGTGTACAGGGATGAGCATGATGTACCCACACCGTCGAAGAGCTCGTACCGTCCCGACGCTATGACCGATCGGGTAGTCCGGAAGCAGGAGATCAGGGAGCTGTGCAGGTCAGGGGGCCTGTCGGAGGCTGAGAAGCTGGATCTGCTGCATGAGTACCTGACCCTGTAAACTTGATGAGTGCAGTTTGGGAGGGTAGTTTCAGTACCCTCGATTATGGGTGGCAGCCAGGGGGTTTGGAGGGCTGCTGTGTCCAGGCGCAAGCTGGCCTAGCCTGGACCATGGAGACACTGATGGTGGGGACTGCCTGAGGGCGGTGTGGAGTTCGACTCTCCTCTGTCTCCCCGTTGCGGAGTGGCGCAGTGGCAGCGCGACGGCCTCATAAGCCGAAGGTCACGGGTTCGAGTCCCGTCTCCGCTACTTGAGAGGGTGATCATGGGACGAGCACGTCTGAAGCTGGAACCGAAAGCACCCCAGTGCAAGGCAACCGGCCGCTCCGGCGATCGGTGTAAGAACTTCGCCATCAGGGGCGCTGTGGTCTGCCGGATGCACGGCGGGTCCACCAAAGCTGTGAAGGCTAAAGCTGCTGACCGGGTCGAGAAGGCCGTTGCCGAAGCCAAGATCTCGAGGTTTTTGCAGCAGCATCAGGTCGAGCCGGTGGAGAACCCCCTCGAAGCCCTGAAGGAACTAGCTGGAGAGATCGTCGCGGTCAAGAACTGGCTGCGCGACCAGGTAACGAACCTGTCACATGAGTCATCGGTACAGGGTGACCAGATCTCCAGCGTGATGCAGCTCTACTCGAACTTCCTCGACAAGAGTGACCGGACCCTGACGAACATCGCCAAGCTGAACATTGACGAGCGGCTCAGCCGGATCTCGCAGGTGCAGGCTCAGGTGATGGTTCTCGTGTTCGCTGAGGCACTTCAGAAGGTCATGGGCTCAGACCAGGCCAAGCAGACGCAGGCGAAGGTCGTTATCGGCGAGCTTCTTCAGCGGTACGATCGATAACCGCCAGCAGCCTGTCCATGTTGCTGATCCGGAGCGCACTCGGAAGCTTTTCAGCGGTGTCGAGGGTTATTTCCCAGATCCATACTTCAGCAGAGGTCATGATAGGAGTGTAGCATGCCCAGCGCGTATTCGCAAGCGGGCTCTATGCTCCAGCCTAAGGGGTACCAGGATCCCGAGAAGTGGATCAAGGAACGCCTCAACGGCGACATCTGGTCCAAGCAGCGCGAGATCATGGAGTCCGTCCGTGACAACCGTAAGACGGCTGTACGAAGCTGCCATAGTGCGGGCAAGTCCCATATTGCTGCGGCAACGGCCTGCTGGTGGATTGACTCGCACGATCCTGGGGAAGCTTTTGTTGTCACCACCGCTCCCACCTTCCCGCAGGTAAGGGCGATCCTCTGGCGGTATATGAACCGGATGCACAAGTCGGCCAAGCTGGTCGGGACTATGCATCAGACAGAGTGGTCTCTCGGCGGCGAGCTCGTCGCGTTCGGCCGTAAGCCCTCTGACTACAGCGAATCCGCGTTCCAGGGTATCCACGCCCCTAAGGTGCTGGTCATCCTGGATGAGGCTTGTGGTGTCCCCGAGACGCTGTGGGTCGGTGCGGAAGTCATCACCACGACTCCGGGGTGCCGGATCCTGGCTATCGGGAACCCCGACGTTCCCGGTACCCCGTTTGAGCGTGCCTGTGAGAACTGGCACTCCATCAAGATCGATGCCTACAGCACCCCGAACTTCACCGGCGAGGATGTGCCGCCTAAGGTCGCGGACCAGCTCATCAGCCCTGAATGGGTCGATGAGAAGCGTCTCGACTGGGGTGAGGACAACCCGCTGTTCCAGGCTAAGATCCTGGCTGAGTTTCCCAGGGATGCCAAAGATGCGGTGGTACGAGGATCAGACGTGGCCCGATGCCAAATCCCTCGAGACCTGGTCTACGGCCCCGGAGAACTACTGCCTGTCGAACTCGGAGTTGATGTCGGCGGCGGAGGAGATGACACGGTCATACGTGAGCGTCGTGGTCCTGTCGCTGGGCGAGAATGGGTTCTATCTACTGACCGCCCCGAGCTCATTGCACCTGCCGTAATCCGGGCGATCGAGAAGACGGGCGCCACAGCCTGCAAGATCGACTCCATCGGCGTAGGTGCCGGACTCCTCGGTGAACTGAGGAACCGTGCGGACGCGAAGGGCTGCCGGATGGTGGGGGTCAAAGCCTCCAACAAGCCGAGCCGCTCCGAGTTTGCCAACACCCGTGCAGAGTACTGGTGGATGGCCCGGACACTCTCAGAGACCGGTGGCTGGGACCTCAGCCAGATGGAGAACGCTGACAACACGGTGGCCCAGCTCTGCAATCCTCGGTACTCCCTGAACCTCGCAGGCAAGATCCTGATCGAGAAGAAGGAAGACATCAAGGAGAGGCTCGGGCGATCCCCCGACAACGCCGAAGCCTTGATCCTCGCATACTTCATACCGGGCCACGACCTGGATGAGTGGTTTGCGGTCAGAAACGGGCGTCAGACTCAGACTTACGGTTCGACGTCTTCAGTCGAGCAGACCTTGAGGCCGCACGGGATTCCGGCGTAGAGATCACGATGACCGGCCGAGCCAGCTTGTCCACCGGGATCGTGCTGTTGAACTTGTACCACAGCTCGCCGATCCGGTTGTAGATGATCCCGTGCGCGTCCTGGACCACAGTGCCCTGAGGATACCGAATCTTCTCGACGCTGGTGATCCGTCCCTGGCTGATGATGGCCTTGTGCTCGCTGTTCGACTCCTGGATCGTGACGTAGACCGGGCCGATCTGCTCCAGTACACCCTGGAACGTCTGGGTGACCACGACTTCTTGCCCAATGAGGGCCTCGTTTATTTCCATGACTTGATGATACCACACGGGAGGGTGAATGGGAAGGCTGCCCTTCGGTCGTAAGCCAGCAGGCGCGACCACGATGGTTCCGCTGGAGCAGGTTCTATCACTGCTTGAGGCCCAGAACAAGGCCAACGCCAGCTTCTCGGGCCAGCATACCCCTGAGGCTATGGAGACTCCTCCGCTGTGGGGGCAGATCCCCTTTGGCCCCGGGTCCAGGATCAAGCCTGAGGCTATCACGCCGCTGCGCCCGGACACCCACCGTGCCGAAGCCCAGCAGTACGAGTACCCGGTTGCGTGGAACCTCCAGGTTACCCAGCAGCGGGAGATCCCCTGGCGTACGCTGCGTCAGGCTGCTCAGTCACCTCTCGTGCGCCCGATCATCCGGAAGCGCCAGCGTGACCTGACCAAGCTGCCGTGGGACATCGCTGTCAAACGCTCGGTGATTGAGGAAGCTGCCAGGCTGTCCGGTGACGGCTCTGCGAACGCGGCCTCCAAGCTGTCCAAGTCACTGGCCCCCGCCATCTCGGCTGCCCGCACGTTCTGGGAGAACCCTGATCCGGCGAACGGCTACGACTTCTCGGACTGGTACACCCAGCTCATTGAGGACCAGCTAGTCCTCGACGCTGTGGCCGTCTACCCCGAGACCACGTACGGCGGCAAGCTGTACGGCTTCCGTGCTGTGGACGGTTCGACAATCAAGCCTCTGCTGAACGAGTACGGGCGTCGTCCGCAAGCTCCATACCCCGCGTACCAGCAGATCCTCTATGGATTCCCTCGCGGTGAGTTCACTGCCGACGTCGGGATGAACGACCCGGACATCTACACGGCCGACCAGCTCATCTACCGACGCCAGTACGTGCGTAACTTCTCGCCGTACGGTCTGAGCCCTGTCGAGACTGCTCTGCTCGACATCGACCTGTTCCTGAAGCGTCACGGCTGGATGCGCGCTGAGTACACGGAAGGCACCCTGGCTGAGGCGTACCTCAAGACGGTCGGCGAGAGTCAGACCCAGTGGTCTCCGCAGCAGCTATTGGAGTACGAACGTGAGCTCAACGACAGTATGTCCGGGAGCACCGCTGAGCGACACCGGATGCGCATGCTGCCTCCCGGCTGGGAAGCTCAGGCCAACGGTGACATCGCCGAGCGCTACAAGTCTGACTACGACCTCTACATCATCCAACTGGTCTGTTCCCACTTCGGAGAACGTGCCGAGCGGATGGGGTTCACTGTCGGCAAGGGAGCCTTGGGCGGTACTGGTGTTGCCAACCAGTCAGATGAGGTAAGCGCCGAGTCCGGTCTCTTCCCTGACGCCAAGTGGTGGATGCGCCAGTTCACGCACATGTCTCACCGCTACCTGGGTATGCCGAACGAGCTGGAGTTCCGGTTCCTCGACGTTGAGCAGGAAGACCTCGGTGAGCAGGACGAGATGGCGTCGAACCGTGTCCAGCAGGGCCGGGTGACGTACAACGAGGAGCGTGACCGTCTTGGTATGCCTCGTTATTCTGACCCACTGGCTGACATGCCTGTCATTGTCACTCGTAAGGGTGTGCAGCCGCTCACCATGGCTGGTATTGCGCTTGGTGCTGGTGTTGCTCCTCCTGGGGCTCCTGGTGCTCCGCTCAATCAAGACGGCACGGCAAACACCAACGCTGCCGACGAGAAGTCCACCCAGGACGCCAAGGACGCCGCCAAGCAGCCCGGAGCTCAGGCATGGGCCAACTCACAGCCCAACGCCGCAGCCAACCAGGCTCACGGTAACGCACCCGGGGTCACTCCCGCACTGTCTACTAAACCGTCGCGGCAGGGTGAGATAACCACGCCCGAAGAGTCTCCTGCGACTGTGGCCGCTCGTGCACTGGCCAACCACCGTCACGCGCAGAACAAGGATGTCACACCCGACGTCTCTGAGCTGGCCGGTTCCGAGGTTCGTGCGTACAAGAAGTGGGCTCGCACCGAACACAGCCGCCCGTTCGAGTTCACGTCGGAAGAGATGCTATGCCGCGCGCTGGCGCCCGAGGAGAACTTCAACAACGCCACCTTCAAGCACGCCGCTGACGCACCGCACCACGCGGTGAGGCACGCGGTGCACGCTGAGATGTCGGAGAGTTTCCCCGGGCACGCGATCGAGTGGGTCAAGCACACCGACTGGTCTGGCCCCAAGCATGTCCCTGCTGAGCAGATCGACATGGCGGACCAGGATAGCTGGTCAGCAAGCCACGACCCGCAGAAGGTCGCGAAGATAGCCAACAAGCTGCGCAAGGGCAAGAAGCCCAAGCCGATGATCCTGGTCAAGGTGAAGGGCAAGAACCGCATGATCGCGGTAGACGGCCACCACCACCTGCTGGCCGCGATCAAGGCCGGTGTGGTCCCGACAGCTTACGTCGGAGAGATCGAGAACGAACACCTCGGCGCAGCTCTAGAGACTCACACTCACCAGTTCCCCAAGAACGACAAGGTGGCGAGTCAGTCCAGGGCATACGCGCTCCAGCTCGGGGTGATGTAGATGAGCCTCTTCGGCCACCGCTGCCTGTTCTGCGGACTCTACATCAAACGGTGGCAGCGAGCTCGTCATGAAACCTGGCACGCTGACCAGGTCGAGAGCATCAGGAAGCTGCTCTGTGCGCACTGTCTAGCTGAACACCGCAAGGACCACAAGCCTTGCGGCAAGATGCCGGACTGCCGCTGTGTGTGCAACGCGTTCGGCGGTGAGGCATAGTGCCCATCGACTTCATATACGATCTAGTCGGCATCCTCGCCGGTATGGGAGGCATGCTTGCCGTGCTACGTCGCAAGAGTGAAGACAAATTCCGCCAGGTGGTTGCACTGGAGCGGAACACAGAGGCCACCGAGCGCCTGAGCACCGTTGTCGAGAAGATGGCGGACAAGATGGAGACGCAGGACAAGCGCCTCGACAAGATCGAGTACAAGCTATGGGGAGTCTAGCCTTCCATTACCTGGTCGTGGACTTCTACGATCCGGTGTGGCCGAACATAGTCGCTTCCCTGGTCTGCTTCGTGTACCTAACGTTTAAGGTCCGTGTGCTCACCAAGCTGCACACGGACCTTCACACCAAGATTGACTCTCTTACTCCACCTTCGACACCAGATGATCCATCTTCTTGTCGAGTAGATCCCCCACCGGGTAGTTGTACACCGTAGTTTCCATGCAGACATCCACGATGTGGGTGACGTACAGCTCGAAGTAGCTCATGCCGCCGCTGACACCCCGACCTTCACCGTTAGCGTCTCCCGCTGGTCATCTAGCACGACCGCGCCGGAAGTGAGCAGAGCCACCTCGAACTTCTCGTAGTGGTGCTTGCAGAACCGGAGATCGAAGCCATTCGGCAGTTGTACCAGGACGTACGCACGAGAGGTTGACCCGCAAGACGGGTGGTCCTCATGGTGCTTGCGTTCGAGCTGGTGCCGCACTCCAGAAGAGTCGCACAGATCGTGCAACGTCAGCTTAGTCTCGGACATCACTGGTCCTGCATCCTTAGCTGCTTCGATTGTGGCCACGGGTGATCCTCCGTTTCGTGCCGGGTGCTGTTGCAGATCTCACACCATGTGGGATCCGGTTTGAAATCTTCGAGCTTCATGGTCTTACCTTACCAGATCATGCCGGGCTTGGCAAGCTGCGGATGTAATCTTCATCCGACTCGATTTGGGACCAGATTCCGGGGAACTGGCGCATACAACCGCCATCGATCCCGCCTTCTGGCTTGATGAACAGCTTGTCAGGGCACCAACGGCTCATCGTAGTGACAGAGCAGGTGTGGGGCTCAACTAGTCCGCAGTAACTCATAGACCCAGTATACCACAGGGAGAAGCCACCATGGCCGACCAGATCGATTACGCCTACGCGGGGGACATCGTCAAGTCCGAACGCGACGAGGCCGGGAACCTGATGGTGTTCGGCAAGGCAACCGGTTCAGACATGGACCTGGACGAGCAGTACGCGGACCCGGAGTGGCTGAAGACCGCCATGCCCGAGTGGGCCAAGTGGGGCAACCTCCGCGAGATGCACCAGCCCATCGTCGCCGGAATTGGCCGCGAAACTACGTCTGACGAATCGGGCAACTGGTTCCTGAAGTCGGAGGTTGTGGATGCCGGTACCGCCAAGAAGATCGAGGCCGGTGCGCTCAAGGGTTACTCCATCGGGATCAAGAACGCCCGCGTGGTCAAGGACGCTAAGGCGCCTGGGGGCCGCATTGTCGGTGGCACCATCGTGGAAGTCTCATACGTGGACCGCCCCTGCAACCCGACCAGCACGATCGGCATCGCCAAGATGGTCGGCGCCGAGCTCGCCCCCGTCGAGAGTGAAACCCCCGGCACCAGCTTCCTGGCCAACAAGGCCGCGAAGAGCAAGAAGCAGTTCGACCACTTCTCCAAGGACAAGGCGAACGCGGACGCTGCCGACAAGCCCGCCCCGGACGCTGCGGCGGACTGCCCGCTCTGCGCAGGCAGTGGCAAGTTCTCCGCCAAGAAGAAGAACAAGGACGCTGTCGCCGATCTCGTGAAGCGTGTGCAGGCGAACGGCAAGAACATCGACAGCTCGGGCCGGGATGTCTCCAGCCTGGATCCCGGTGACTTCGCCGGGCCGGACGGGACCTTCCCCATCAAGAACCGCGACGATGTCTCCAACGCCGCGTCACTAGCACACCACGCTGCCAACCCCGCCGCCGTGAAGGCCAAGATCCGGCGCATCGCAAAGAGGAAGTTCCAGATGAAGGAAAACGAGCTGCCGAAGAGCATCCGCAAGGGCAAGTCTGCCCCCAAGGCTGCTGAGGCCGACGTCGCGAAGATGGTCAAGAAGGCCGTCAAGGCGTCCACCGCCGAGCTGACTGCGCGCGCTGAGAAGGCTGAAGCCGACCTCGCCGAGATCAGCAAGACCGTCGTCCCCGGTGGCCCGCGTCCGATGGGCTTCCCGCAGAGCCCGACCGACGAGGTCAAGGCCGCGATGCGCGCCAAGATCGAGAAGTTCAAGCGCCTGGCCGACAACACCGAAGACCGGGATCTCGCTCGCGGGTACTCCGACCTGGTGAAGTCCACCGAGGCGAACCTCTCGAAGCTGGCCTAACCACTCAAGACCACCGTTGAAGGTGCACTAGCACAAAGAACGGTTTGCAGTACCAACGTAAGTTCTATCCCCTTGAAAGGGGGAACGCACATGCCTAGTGCACCGAAGCCTAGCGAACTCTTCTCCGACGCCACGTCGAATGCTGAGCGCGCCGAACGCTTTGAAGCCTATAAGGAGAGTCTCTCCGAGGCTTACAAGTCCGCCACTTCCGGTGGCATGCGTTACGTCGAAGGTGAGGGGTTCCGCAAGAACACCCGCCGTGACAACTCTGACGCCACCGCCAAGATCGAGCAGCTTCGCGAGCTCTCCAAGGGTGTTTCTGGTGACGCTGCCGCGTCGATCCAGGCCACGCTGAACGAGATGCAGGCCGACCTGGTCAAGGAAATCGACTCGAACCCGCCGACGCTGGGTAACACCGCGCTGGGCCAGACCGCCGGTTTCGTGCCGATCGACCTGGAGTCACCGTCCAAGAAGCTGGTCCCGCGTGAGACGCCTCTGCGTAACATGCTGCCGCGTAACAACTCCGGTAAGGGTACCGGCGTCAGCTTCCGGCGTGTCCGTGGCTGGAGCAACTCGAACTCTTCGACTGGAGCAGTCGGGGACATGTCGAGCTTCTTCTCCTCGGAGCAGGAGCAGGCCGCTTACGGAGGGGTTTCCTTCCGTCGTCCCGCGCAGATCAGCTACGCGACCGACGTCAACACCGTCGCGTACGTGGAGCAGGGCCTGGGGACTAGCGTTTCCTGGCGTACCCAGTACGCGGGTCAGGGCTACGAGGACATCCGTCAGCTCAGCCAGACCGCGCTTCTCTACTCGACCATGCAGGCCGAAGAGAAGAACCTGCTGATGGGCCGTGGATCGACTGCTTCCGGGTACACCGGAACCATCAACGGTGGAGTCGGCCCTGCCGGTTCGCTGTTCACCGCGACCCCGTCCGCCACTGGTGGATCGCTGGCTGCTGGTACCACGTACGCTTTCTACTTCACGTACTCCACCGGTAACGGGGAGACGGCTGTAGGAGCGGGCATCACTGGTGTCACCACGACCGGGTCTACCTCGAAGATCACGCTGTCTGTCACCTCTGCTGCGACTGTGTTCGCCGCTGGTGCGCAGGGCATCAACGTGTACTTCAACAGCACCGCGACCAGCACCACCGCGCAGTACGTCGGCACGCTGGTTCCGAACAGTGCGAGCACGCTCACCGTCACGGTCCTGCCGTCCGGTGCTGCGACTCCCGCCGCTGCGGACGCCTCGTTCAACGCCTTCGGGTACGACGGGCTGCTGACCATGCTGTCCAACACCGCTTCCGGTACCGGACAGCAGACTGGGTACTTCTCCCAGTTCAGTGGTTCCGGCACGACCGGTATCTCCGGTGTCGGTGACGCTCCCTTCCAGACCGCCTTCGAGGTTCTGTATGGTGCCAGCACCATGCCGAACTCCTCGAACCTGTACACCGGGACTTACGTCCAGGCTCAGGGTGCGGCGTTCGGGCAGAAGCTCCTGGCGGACCCGGACACCATCCTGCTGGATGGTACCATCCGCTCAGCCCTGGGTCAGTACCTCAAGGCCAACGCGTCCACCTCTGCTTACCGCATCATGCTCACCGAGGGTGGCGTGAACGGCGAGAAGATCGGCGCGGTTGTCAACGGAATCTACAACCAGGTTACCGGCAAGCCGGTCGATCTGGTCGTGGAGCCCTACATGCCTCCGGGCAGCTCGGTCATCTGGAGCAAGACTCTGCCGGTCCCCGACTCTGAGGTGTCCAACACCTTCGAAGTCCGGAACGTGCAGGACTACATGATGTACGAGTGGGCGCCGACCGGAATGACGTGGGACGCTTCCACGTACATGTTCGGTTCTCTGATCGGTTACGCTCCCGCGTGGAGTGGCTCGATCACCGGCCTTCTGCCGTAGCAGTACCGGGGATGCTGGGAGACCAGCATCCCCACCCCCGTCCTACAAACATTGTGGCGATGTTCCAGGTTACCAACCTGGTTAGCGGAGTTCGACTCTCCGGTGGGGCTCGCTTTGGCCACTAGCTCAGTTGGTAGAGCTGCGGACTGTTAATCCGTGCGTCCCTGGTTCGAGCCCAGGGTGGCCAGCTCGACTAAGAGATCAGGTGCAGCATGGAGTACGCAACAATCGCGAAGAACGCTTCGGCCGCCGCACAGATCGGTGGCACGACCAAGTACATCTCGCTCCACACTGCGGATCCAGCAGGTACCGGCGCCAGTGAAGTGACAGGCGGTTCGTACGCGCGAGTAGCCACCACGTGGGGTGCGGTTGCTGCGGGATCGGTCACCGGATCCGCTGTCACCATCAACGTGCCTTCCGGTGTCACGGTCTACGGCTGGGGTGTGTGGGACGCGGCCACGGGCGGCAACTACTGGGAGGGTAACCTCCTGGGAACCCCGTACGCGTTCACCCAGAACGGCACGCTCCTGCTCACGCCGACTGTCGGCGCAACAGGCTAATGCCGCAGTACCCGGAGTCGGGGAGCACGACACTCACCCTGACGACTTCCGCGACGTACTCGGTGAGGTTCGCGGCAAGCGGTATCGCGACCCTGACTCTGACGGCTGCTGCTGCGGCCATGGCCACCTCGGTAGCTTCGTCTACGGTGCTGAGCTTGACGGCAGACGCCGACGTCGAGGTGCTCAACCCAGGCTACACTCCGACCTACGTCTACTTCTACACGGGTACGGCTTTGCAGTTCGAGATCGATGAAGACACACCCAACTCGGTCTTGTACAGCTTCCTGCAAGCGGGGTTCATCATCACTAACGTCACAGTGGCGCAGTTCAGCGTGCCGAATGACGTGTACTTGTTCACTTTGCAGCGATACGCACTTCCGCCGTACCAGCCGCCCCTGACTGACCCAATGTAAGGAACTGACATGGCTGCACCGTCAAACATCTGCTTCTATGAGGGGACCGTCGCTGACTTCTCGGCGGACTCGGCTTCCGCAACCAGCGCGCTGGGTAACTATTACCCGGCCAGTAGCGGCTACGCGACCCTTTACGCTGCGGTCCAAGCAGGTGTGGTCCCGTCATCCTGCGTTCCGACAGCGTTCCGTCAGAACGTGCAGACAGCTAACGGCAGCACGGTCAACGGAAACAACCTGAAGCTGTCCACCACACAGGCCGGGTACCTGTGGACGCTCTATGCCAACGGGGTCATCTAACATGGAAGTCTTGAGGGGGACTCTTCGTGAAGTCGTTGCTTTGCTCCCAGACGACGCAGAAATCAAAGTCGCCGTCCCAGTCCGCTACGCTGTGGGCTCGCTTGACGCGATCTACGATGTGGTGGTTGTACTGCCGCAGCCTAAACCGGAAGAGCTGAAGAGTCCGCAACGTAAGCCGCGCAGTCAAGCGCCTGCTCCCAAGACTCCGCCTGCAAGTGCCACTCAGCGAACTCCACGTCGCTCTGCATCACCAAAGTAAGCGTCATTTCGCCACCAGAGTCGCAAGGTCGAGTGCCCCGTACGGAGCGCCAAGTTCCAGGATCGCCTGGGCCTGCTCGATGAGCAACTCGCGCTCCAGCTCTTCCAGCGTCACTGTTCCTCCAGCACGTTCATGATGCGGATGATGTCCTTCACGGTCATCGCCGCGTAACGGCAGCAAGTCTTGGACAGCTCGTCCTTGCACTTGTCTTCCTTGGCTTCGTATTGGGCCAGCCGCTTCCGCAGCGCATTGCGGAGTGTGGTCCACTTTTCAAACTCGGTCATGATCAATCAGCCACCAGATCGAGAACGCCAGCACGAAGAAGAAGATCAGCACGATGGTCATAGCTTCGCCGCCAGTTCTTCGTGGAGGGTCTCGCCCGGCTTGGCCAGCCAGTTAGCGTACCTGGCCATAGCCTCAGCAGCCTTCGTGGGTAGGAGTCCGTCCGGGATGTGCAGTGCCTGGGTGCGGATGTGATCCACCTTGACCTTCTTGGGTCCTGACCTGATGATGCTTCGGTGGCCGCCGCCAGAGCCGCCCGGGTGGCCGACACCACGGACACAGGGCTTACCGGACCGCTCGCCGACCACCCCGCAGCGCTGCATCAAATCCTCGAGCCGAGGTTCTTGATGGCGCCGATCGAGATGTGCGCGGGGTTGAGGGCCATCTCGTTGAACTTCATCCCGGCCACGAACAGCGCCGCTTCCTCGGACTCGGCGTCCACGCGGACGTAGCTGGCCATGTTGTCGTCGTAGAACTCGATCTCGTAAACCATGTGGACTCCCTTGTTGTTGGTAGCTCCATAGTATCACCCATCCGCCATCTGTCAAGAGAGGGATCAGATGAAGGAAGTTATGGCGCCCGCAAAGGCGTGTCAGCAGGTAGACGGCCTGTCCGGCGTGAGGTATACCGCCAAGGACGGCCGGTACCTGATGTCCGATGGTGACGCAAAAGCCCTGAAAGCGGCAGGCGGGTTCTACCCGAACGCCATGGGAGCTCCTGTCAAGCGCTCTGTCGGCTTCACCTGCCCAGAGTGCGGTTTCGGCTCGTTCTTCAAGGAGTGCAGCCGGTGCCGTGCTGGAACTGCGGAGAGCTCGTAACACCCTGGCACGGCACATCGACCTACCAGTGTGAAAGCTGCTGGTGCGCCTGGTTGCGCCGTGACTACCCCTACATCGAACCAGTACGTGACCCAGTTGAGAGGAGTCATCCATAATGACTGGTGGACTCACCAACTACGGGACGATTCAGAATTACAGCGAAGAGCCCTACGTCTCGGTTGCCAGCTTCCGGGCTGCCCCGACCTGGCTCGACAGCGACGACCTGATCCCTGGAGGCACGTCGAGTAAGCAGGACAACGAGCTCTTCAACGTGCTGCTTCGTGCAACGTCGTGGGCTGACCTGTACTGTGGTGGCGGAACTGAGTACCCGTATCTCGGTGCCAGCCTCATGACGCAGAACATGCGGACGAGGTCCAACCGGTTCGGTGAGATCAAGATCCACCCGGCTAAGGTGCCGCTCCAGTATGTGTCGAGCATCTACACCGGTGCTGACCCACTGTCTCTGAGCCCCATCCCGAACATCGCTCAGCTCTGGATCGAAGACAACCGGCAGATCGTCATCCCGCTGCTCGGCAACTCGAACTTCACCAACCTGCAGTTCGGTGGCAACGTCGCGATCAACGGCCCCACGTACGTCGAGCTGAATTACGTGGCCGGTTACTTCAACAGCACGCTCGCCTCAGGCACGTACAACCAGGGCACGACCTCGGTCACGATGAACAACGCAATCGGCCTCATCCCCGGTACTGTGTTCCGCATCAACGATCCCGGATCCGAAGAGGTCTGCGCCGTTGGTCCCAGCTACACGCAGGGTTCAGACACGGTCCCTCTGGCCAGCCCGCTCCTGTACACGCACACTGCTGGTGCTGTCTCGGCACCCGGCAGCTTGATCAACGCGTCCGCACTGCCTATGGCTATCCAGCAGGGCATCATCAGCTACGCGGTCGGCCTGCTTCTTCGTGAGGACACCGCTAGCACCACGCCGTTCGCGCAGTCTCCGATGGGGCCACCTGCCCGCCGCGCCGACTCCGGTGGCAAGGCTGGCGGACTGATCGCCGAAGCGGAAGGCTACCTAAGCTCGTTCAAGCGGGTGAGGTAGATGCATCCCGCAACCTGGGCCGCTTGGTACTGGCCTATCTGGCTCATCACCGCGATCACCGTGTTCCTCATCCCCGAGATCTGGACGCTCGTGTCGGGGCACCCCGAGAACACCTTGTCGTGGTGGGTCTGGGACAAGCTGAACATCAGCGGTCACGGCAGCGTGTGGAACTGGACTGCGGGTGACTACCTGACGTTCGGTGTGTGGATCGTGCTCTTCACGTGGCTGACGTTCCACTTCTTCTTCCGGAGGTTCACCTAATGCCGATCGAGGACAGCAGGTACCAGCTCCGGACGACGATCGCGCAGTTCTTCGGTGGCACCACACTGATGACGCCAGCCGCGTTGTTCTCACCGTACATCGAGGGTCCGCTGCAAGCCTACGGGCTGTCGGCCGTGTATCCCCGGTTCGGGAAGCGCGTGCCCGATGAGGCGTTCTTCCAGTTCGGCGCCACACCGCGCGGTATGGGTGGCGTCATGGTGGTGCACCTGCCTAAGGTCCAGGAAAGGCGTCTGGGCATCGGTGGCAACTCGGGCGGCACCAAGCAGGACAACATCATGGTGATGCTGCACCTCTACCATCTTGCGCAGGTCGATTACGCCGAACAGGCTCAGGAAGATCTTGAGGCACTGCTCGACAGCGTGTACTACCAGATCGACACCGACAAGACACTGGGAACGACCGGCGAGACTCCGCTCATCACGGCAGCCGGTGAGTCCAGCTACGGGATCCAGTCAACGATGACCGTTCCCACCTTCACTGCTGCACCGGAGCGTGTCGAGCAGTACGCAACAGTCAGCTTTGAATGCTGGACATTCTTCGACCAGTGCTAGGAGGGGTCATGCCCAAGTACAAGTACGTCGGTCCTCCCAACCTGTTCTACATGAACCTCGGGATCTCCCCCAAGCCGGGAGACATCGTGGAACTGTCAGACATGGACCACCCAAGTTTCATCAAACAGTCAGAGCCGGCAGTTAAGTCGGACCCCAAGCAGGAGGACACCGATGGCGTTCGCAACTAACATCTACCCGAGCTACCTGACCTGGTTCGGTGTCGCCCGGGAACCCGTCGCCGGTACCGGTGTCAACCCGCTAGTGAGCATCCCCACCGACCAGAGCACCTTCGAGCCTGAGGACAAGCCGGTCTGGCTGGACGACAAGGCGATCCGTGGATCCATGGCGGATCTGTACAACGTCGTGCAGGGTGTCGAGCTGGCCTCCTGGTCTCTCGGTGGCCCGTTCTACTACGACGTGCACGGCTTCATGCTGGACAACCTGTTCGGCGACAAGCAGGACACTGCCGCGACCACAGCCACCTCGACCACGACCACCACTCTGGTCTCCCCGGGCAGCACCTCGGTCACCGTCACCGTGGCCACCGGCTTCACTACCGGCTCGTACGCGCAGCTCGGTAACGCCACGATCACCACGGCGCCTGTCGAGATCGTCGGCCCGATCACGGTCGCCGGTTCCGTCATTAGCTGGACCAACCCGGCGCGCTTCACGCACGCCATCGGTGCTGCTGCTGCGGGTGTCACCGAATCAGGGACTAACCTGATCACGCACGTGTTCTCCGCGCTCAACATCGGGACCGGACAGCCTCCGACCGACACGTTCTGCGACTATACCGGGATCACCCCGTCGCATGGTGCCCGCCTGTACGCCGGTTCCTGTGTCGCCACGATGGACCTGACCATCTCCGCTGAGAAGCTCGTCACCGTCAAGTTCGGCGCTACCTCGGTTGCGTCTGCCGCTGCTGCGACTGCTGTCACCAACGCGCCGACCAGCGTCATCCCTGTCGCCGCGTGGAACGGTACCGCGATGCTCGGCAACCGTGGAGGCGGCGGCTATGCTTCCGTCACCGACTTCGGCGAGGTCACCTACGCGTTCAAGCGCCCCCTGAAGGCGTACTTCACTGAGGACGGCTCGCAGAGTCCCCTGGTGATCGCGCGTGGTCCGCTGTCCGTCACTGGCGGGATCAAGTACGACCCTGCCGTGGACGAGACCGCGCTGACCAACATGCTGCTGAACGTGCAGCCGAGCATGAAGTTGACCGTAACCGACTCTACCGCGATCCCTGCGGTGAGCCCCGCGCACAACCTGATCGTCCAGACGAGTCAGGCCGCGTTCAAGACGGCCAAGATCAACCGGTCTGCCGTCCTGCTCGGGTATGACGTCACCTTCGAGTGTGTCGCCAACACCGCCGACGCTGGTGGTTCTGGTGGTCTGTCGCCCGCGAACGTCACGCTGGCGAACTATTTCGCGGCATACTAGGCCGCATCGAGAGAGGGAAAGAGAATGGCTGATGTAACACTGCCTTCGGGCACGCAGGTAACCGTGAAGGACGCTTCTGAGCTGAACGCTGGCGACAAGCTCGCGGTGCACTCGGAGATCGCGCTGGAGCAGGTCAACGGCAAGACCAAGATCACGCTAGGGATGCTGGAAGAGCTGAAGATCGCGACCGCCGCGCACGTCGTGGAGAAGTGGTCCAAGGAGGAAGCCGTCGATGTCAACAGCATCGCACGGCTCGGGATGGCTGACTACGACGCGCTGATGTCGGCGATCAAGGAGCACGTGAAGCTGCTCGGACTGGGCGCCGACAAAAGCGCGAGTTAGCAGGATCGGGGGAGCCGTTGAGTTCCCCAAAGTCCACTCGCTCAGCAGGGCTGACGGTGACCTGCTGCGGTATGTGGTCTACGCGAAACAGTTCGGGTGGACGCCGCAGCAGGTTGACCAGCTAACCCTGGAGCAGGACAACTATCTACTTCCCATACTCGATGAGCTTCACCGGATAGAGAGCAAGAAGTAGATGGGTTTCAGGATCAAGGTGGATGTGTCCGGCGCGGTGTCCGCACTGCGCAGGATGAAGGAACAGCTTCCCGATGCGAACAACCGTGCCGTTGACGAGATGGCCAAGCACGGCATCCGCCTGATCCAGACCAAGCTGGCCAGCGGTTCACCTCTGCGTGTGCGTAGCGGTGACCTGCTTGGTTCTGTCGAGCAGACATTGACGGAGCCGGGTGGGCTGGTCTCCCGTGCCCGCATCGCTCCCACTGTGGTCTACTCGCGGATCCAGGAGCTCGGCGGTGTCTCCGGTAAGGGTCACAAGTCCAAGCTGCCACCACGCCCGTACGTGGCACCCTCGATCGAGGCTGGCATGGATGAATTCCGGGATGATGCAATCAACGCGATGAGGGCGGTGTTCGGATAATGTCGGAGTTGCCCCCCGTTGTTGTCGATTTTGAAGGCAACATTGAGGATCTGTCTGGCCAGATAGACGACCTCATCGCCCAGCTCGAATCACTCTCGGACGCCGCTGACAACCTGTCGGCTAGCTTCGATGGTGCGTCTGCGTCCGTAGACAACTTCCAGGCTTCCCTGGACGGTCTCGACGGCGCCCTGGACGGTGCATCCGCTAGCGCTGACGACCTCGACGCCTCCCTGGACGGTCTGGACGCTTCCCTGGACGGTGCGGACGCGTCGATGGACGGGTTCCTTGACAGTGCTGCGGCCCTGAGTGCTGCTGCTGACGAGACCGGCGCCAGCGTTGACGGTCTGACGGCCATGATCGACGGGATGTCTAGCGGGTTCGCCGGAACTGATGTCGCCAGCCAGTCCCTTGACGACGCCTTGATCGAGCTCGGTATCTCTGCTGACGACGCTGGGGTAAACCTCGACGCGCTCAGTGCGTTCCTGGATGGCCTGTCTGCCAGCATGGCACTCACTGCCGGGTCCTCACAGGTACTTGATGCAGCACTGGCTGAGCTAGACCTCGATGAACTGGGTGAGGATGCTGACGCCGCTGGGCTAGATGCTTCGCTGGTGAGTATCGGTGCGGCTGCTACAGAAGCTTCTGCCGGCGTCGACGCTCTGGACAGCTCACTAGGTGTCGGTGAGGGCATGGTCGGCCTGATGGCTGGCGCTATCATGGTGCTGATCCCGATCCTGGCCGGACTGCTCCCTATCGCGGTTGCTGTCGGTGCGGGCCTAGCCGCGTTCGCTGCGCTGGCGTTCCCTTCTATCGAGAAGGTAGTGGGCGCCCTAGGTGACACCAAGGCCCAGCTCGACAAGCTGCCCGCTCCCCTCCGTACCGCTGTCACGGAGATCGACAAGCTTAAGTCGAGCTACGAGAAGGCGGCCACCGCGTTCGAGCCTTCCGTGCTCAAGATCTTCAACTCGCTGCTGCAAGCCGCACTACCGCTGCTCAACTCGCTGGTGACCGTGGCTAACGCTGCTGTGGGTCCGATCAACAAGCTCGCCGAGGGGTTCGCTAAGGCCACTGTGTCTCCGCAGTTCAAGGAGTTCATCTCGTGGCTGGTGCAGAACATACCCGCGCTGTTCAAGGACTTCGGCGAGATCGTCGGTGCGATCGTCCAGTTTGCTGCTGCCGTGGTCAAGGCAGGCACCGCGATTGCTCCTATGGTTACGGGTATCCTGGTCGACTTCCTGAACATCATGACGAAGATCGCCAACTTCTTCTCTAGTCACCCCGAGCTCGCTAAGATCGCTGCCATCTTCCTGCTGATCGCGGGAGCCGCACTGATCCTGGGTGCTGCTGTGGCGTTGCTGGCTGGTGCGTTCTCTCCGTTGACGCTGATCCTGATAGGTGTAGGCCTCGCGGTAGCCCTGATAATCACCCACCTCCACGATCTGGCTAATGCGTTCGACCAGGTCAGGCACAACCTGGCAGCAGTGGGCGACGCCTTCAAGAACCTCGGTGTCATGATCGGTGACGCCTTCAAGAACGCCTTCCAGCTCGTGAACAACTGGCTCAACACGATGTCTGCTGCCGTCACTAACGTCATGCGGAACATCGTCAACACCATCCGCACTGAGTGGGAAGCTGCGGTATCCGCGACCCGATCGGTGCTCAGCAGCATCGGTGATGCCGTCACTGCCGGGTTCGATGCGATGCGCTCCACTGCCACCTCAATGATGAGCAGCATAGCTTCCGCCATCTCTACTGGGTGGGACGCAATCCGCAGTGCTATCACGTCTGCCATCAGCTCGATCATATCGGCTGTCACCAGCGGGTTCTCTCAGATGGTGTCGGCTGCTGAGGCCGGTATCAGCCAGGTGGTCGGCGCAGTCGAGCGTCTCCCGGGTGAGATTGTCTCCGCGCTGTCCTCACTCGCCGGTCTCCTGGAAGGTGTCGGTGAGGCTGCGATGGAGGGCCTGCTCCACGGTATCGAGGCGGGCGCTGGAGGAATCATCAGCTACGTCGAGGGTATCGCTTCCAAGATCTCCGGTGCGTTCTCCAAGGTGCTGAGCATCTTCTCCCCGTCGCGTGTCTTCTACGCACACGGGCAGAATATCCTGCTCGGCCTGCTGGGCGGTATGCAGTCGCTCACGCCCGACGTGCTGAACCACGTCACCGGACTTGCGAATGGCATGAACGCTTCGTTTGCGTCTCGGGCAGGTTCGGCAACTACCGGGCTCGGAGGTGGTGCCAGCAGCGGGGACCTGGTCGTCAACGTTGACGGTCGCCAGCTCCTGCGTATCCTGGGTCCGCAGCTCTACAAGTACAACCTGAGGAACTCCGGTCAAGTCACGGGGATCCTGAAGCCAAGCTAGGAGGGTAGCCATGGCAGTAGCACTCGTAGGTCAGTCCACACCATCCACAATCGGCGGCAACCCGGCTAGCGACGTCTACTCGGCGTACAACGGTGTGCCGTACACGAGTACGTACGGGAACACACTCATCATCGTAGGTGCGTACAACCTGTCCACGTTCGCGACCGCTGCTCCGATTCCGATGATGACACCGTGCGACTCGGCTGGTAACATATACCAGCCGCTCGGTCAGCTACCGGCTGGTGCCACCAACGCCAACCAGGCCAGGGTTGCTGCCTGGATCTGCCCGAATGCACGACCGATCACGTGGGCGTCTGTCTCGGCCACCACGATAGTCTCAGCAGCCACCACCTCCGTGCTGGAGTTCTCCGGTATGCCGCCGTGGGCTCAGCTCAGTATGACCACGGTCTACGCATCAACCGCAGGCACCTCGGTCTCCCTGTCTGGCCCGACCAACAGTGCGAGCTTCTGCCTGGGTGTAGCGGCTATCGGCACCACGGCCACCACGATCACGGGGCCGGGCGGTTGGACCACCGAGAACCTGGGCGCTTCCCCGAGCAGCACCAACGGGCTGACCACGTCGTGCTCGTTCATGACCACCTCCAGCTCCGGGACCGTCACCTATGCGCCCACCATCGGTGTCTCTGAGGCTTACTCGGCGATGCTGTGTGCCATAACGCTGGCTCCTGTAGCGCCTACGCAGCCGAACAGCAACTACCCTCGGTTCATTACTGAGGTGCAGTTCGGGCGTAACCTGGGTGACCTGTCTACGGTTCCGTACAGCCCTGGTCCCGCGACCACAGTGCTGTCCATGCCGCTTGCTGCCACACTAACTGCGTCGGCTAGCTACACAATCGCGTCCACTGGCGGGATTTCCCTACTGGCGACCGTGATCGTGCCCGCTGCTGCCACGATTGACCTGAGCGACACTGCCGGGAACGTCTACACCAACGTAGGGTTCGAAACGATCCCCGGTGGCGGGGTTGCATACGCGTACCTGTGCCTGGACCCGGTTTCGGTCACCACCGGGAACGTGTTCACCTTCACGCAGTTCACCAGCCAGGCTGCCTTGATAACCGTGATCGCGGTACCTGGCGTGTGGCAGCTCGACCTGGTGTCCCCTCCGAGCACGGGGAGCTCTGCCTCTCCCACGGCGTCTACTGGCGCGCTCGGATCCCAGATGGACTTTGAGATCGGTCTGGTTGCCACTGACTCGGGTGTGCACCTGACTGGCACACCAACCGGCTGGTACTCGATTGGTCAGTACACCGAGGGTACACTCACCTCGGACCTGTACTACCGCACGTCTACTCCCGGTGTGGGCTTCAACGCCAACGGTGGCGGCGACACGATCAGCGGGACTCTCTCTGCGTCACACGGCTGGGGTGCGGCCATCTTCGCCTTCAAGGTGATTGGCTACACGGACATCTCGCAGTACTGCATCGCCGGTTCGGAGTCTGAGCAGTTCAACTCTGCGCAGGGTCGTGAGTACGAGCTGTCTCAGCCGGAAGCTGGCGAGCTGAACGTACACCTCGACAACCACCTGGGCTACTTCACGCCCACCAACACGTCATCTCCGTTCTTTCCCGGTGTGCTGGTGGAGGCTCCCATCCGCATTACTGCCATCTCTAACGGCAGGCAGTACGCGGTAGCCTCGGGGTACGTTGACCAGTGGCCGATGTCTTGGCCCGACCTGCCTCAGTGGGGCTTCACCGACGTCACTGCCACGGACACCGTCGAGTTGCTCACCAACTCGAACCTGCCTTCAGGGCTTCAGTGTGAACTGCGAAACGACTACCCGTACGTATACCTGACTGGTAACGAGAACTACTCGACCACCTCGATATCTACCAGCTCGTCGGGTGGCCTGTACTCGACCACTATTGCTAACGAGTGTGCCGGTGAGCTGGCTGTCAACGCCTCACTGTACAACCAGCGTAACGGCTACTACAGCGACGGAGGGGCTACCGGTCTGTCTACTGGCGCTGGTGGTGCACAGGTGCAGACCGGTCTAGCTATGGCCTACTCTGGCACTCAGGACACCGGGTTCGGCAACTCGAACTACAACGTAAACCTTACCGGTAGCGGGTACCTACAGAACTACCGTGGCCCGGGTGTCACATACTTCGACCCGCTCAACTTGCCAGGACAGACTGCTGCTGGAGGTAATCTGACGCTGGAGTGGTTCTGCCAGGTGCCTGGTGTGGGCAATGGCACCATCCCTCAGTATGCCAGCGTAACGCTGTTTGAGTCGGTGTCTCAGCCGAGTAACTTCCAGCTAATCAACAGCCTTAGCATCTCGGACCTGTACATATACACCGCGAACCTGAGTACCACCCAGCCCAAGATGCAGTTCTACGTGCAGACTTCAGGGGGTACCACTACCCAGCTCGCGCCGTACGTACCAAACCACACCATCAACAGTAACCAGCTAGCACCTATCCTGTACCACTGCGTGATGACGATGGCTAACGTGGGCGCTTCCACCAACTACGCGTTCTGGTTGAACGGAGGAGTAAACGGTGCGCCTAACACCACAGGCACACTAAGCATGACTGGTAACTGGACTGAGTTCAGGCTAGGAGGTGCCAAAGGCAGGTATGGTGAGCTACCGTGGCTGTACAACTACACCATGGGACACTTCGCTCTCTACCCGTACAAGCTACCGGCTCAGCGTATCCAGGCGCACTACCAGATGGGTGCTGGCACAGGTCTGCCGTCTCCTGCGAACGTGGAGAACATCTCGACGTACGACTACATAGCCGCCGCTCTGGCGTACTCTCGTGTGCCCGCTCAGGCTGCCGGTCCCGGCTACAACACACTGCCGGACATCGGGCAGATCGGTCCCATGTACTCGATCGACAACAGCTCGACCATGGACACCATCAACACGGCGATCAACTCCGAGGGCGGTACGGTCTACTGCGACAAGCAGAACAACATCGTCATCCTGGGGCGCAACTCGACGTACAACCAGCCCTCGTTCGTCACGTTCGGGGACAACGGCACTACGCAGATCCCGTACCTGCAAGACGGCACCTTCGGTTACGACGACCAGTTCGTCTACACCATTGCGCAGGTGTCACAGAGTACTGGTAACTCGACTGGAGTGACTGCGCAAGCTGAGAACTTCGGAGGGGATTTGCAGGGTCAGGTGGCGTATGGTACACGAGCTGCTCCTAGTGTCACCGCGCAGGTCGTGCAGGCTAACGACGCGTTCGACCAGGTCAACTGGCGTCTGAACAAGTACAGCCAGGCGCATATCCGGTCCAAGGTAATCACGGTCGATGCTGCTTCACTTGCTGGTGGGGCTATCGACACGTACTACGCTGCGCAGGGCGGCGTAATCGGTGTACTCATGTCGTGCAACATCGGCACCGTCGTCAGCGTGCAGAAGAACCAGATGGGCGCTCCCGGTCTGTCGGAGCTCGGCATAATCGAGCACGTGTCCATCAGTGGCGGCCCGAGCATGCTCAAGTTCCAGTTCATCGTAAGTCCGTACGCAACTGAAGGAGACATCCTTCAATGCGACCAGGGTTCAGGAGCAGGGTCGCCCAGCTTGCTGGGCTCCAGTTCACTAGCGTGGTAGGAGGGTATCATGCCAGCACCACCTAGTCAGTGGGCAACATCCAGCGACTCGCCAATCTCGGCCGGACGCTTGAACTACGACATGTACACGTACGACAGCAACGAGTTCCACCCGACAGGTGTGTACTACGCCACCTACCGTCCCCTGTTTTACGAGATCCTGGCTCCACTAGGTAGTAATACCCTGATCGCAGGCAGCACCTCTACCGGATCCAGGACAACTATCTCGTCCGGCCCCGGTAGCGGTACTGGACTCGGTTACGCGCTACCCTTGTACGACACGTCAGGTGCGTGGGGCGCAGGAGCTGACACGTTGCAGGGTACCTACCAGTTCCTGCCGACTGTGCCTGGTTCAGACGGCAACGGCGGTGTAGGTGGCTACTACGTCATGTGCGGCTTCCTGGAGATGTCGGGCAGTAACGCGGGCAGTCGCATTCTGGGCGCAGACCTGGAGTACTACAACCAGAGCACTACAGTGCTGACCACAACCGGATCCCACCAGTCGATGGCTACCAACAAGAACAACTGTGCGTTCTACATGGACCTCGTACCTACCGGTATAGGTGCTTCGTGGGGGCAAGGCTCGTTCGGCTACAACTCGGGATACCCCTACGTCGATGCTGCGTTCATCCAGGACACCTCCCTGGCCACCTACACGGCGGTAGGCCCTAACGGCATACCTTCCACGGAGATAAGCAACGGCGAAGGTAGCCGTCACTGGGAGTTCTGGGCTGCGGTCAATGCCGGATCCTGGGGTCACCAGAACACCATCGGCACACCTACAGCTTCTTGGCCGGTTGGTGCCGACATCACCTCGACGGTTATGCAGGACGCACTGGCTGAGCCGCTACAGTGGCTCGGGTACCCTGTGTCGTTCCGTGCGGCTACGCAGGCTGGTCAGACGGTGAATGGTGCGACGGTGATGGAGTTCCCTCCCGGAACCAGCACCATCATTACACCCACCGCGAGCGGGGAGGGTCACTGGAACGCGGCCGATACATACACCATCCCGGTTGCGGGGCTGTACCTGTTCCACGGTGTCGTGTCGATCACCTCAGCATCTAACAGCGGGAACTTCAACGCTGGCGCCAACATCAACGGCACCTACTACTGGGGTCCTTCGTACGGAGGTAACGCGAGTACTGCTGGTGTTATCTCCGCGACCAAGACCCAGATCTTCAGCCTGAAGGCTGGTGACACGGTTCAGCTTATGGGCCGGTCTAGCCTCTCGATCAGCTCCGCAACCGGGTACTACTCGCGATTCATGTTGCAGTGGCTCGGCGACAACGGTGCGGCCATAGGGGGACCCAGCAACATCGGCAACCCGGTCACCACGTACAGGGTCCCTGATCCGACCTTCCGCTGGCAGGCGGGTACTCCTGGTAACGTGCTACAGTACCAGTTCCAGCAGCACCTGGGGAACGACATTGGGTTCCTGTTCAACCGGCCGTACTTCATGGGCTATCAGACCAGCTCCACGTCTCTCACCACCAACGGGACCTGGTCTAACGCTGCCGGTACCGGGATGGCGCTGCAAGACCGTACAGGCGCTGTGTGGGGTGACAACGGTGATCCTTGGGGTGGCTGGGTTTCTGCTGACACCTGGTGGACTGCTCCCGTCAACGGATGGTACCTGGTGGTCAGTGAGCAGACGATCGCGACAACAAACGCGCCCACTGGACTGTGCGCAGGTATCGGATGCCCCAAGTCGGGCGGCAAGCTTCCTGCAACCGGCGGGAACGGCCCGACAGCGTCTCCCGACTGGTACCAGCACATCCTGCTAGCAAGCAGCCCCGCGCTGCCCAATGGTGCGACAGCAGCGGGGCTGTATTACCTGCTCGCTGGTGAGTCGGTGTTCATCGCTGGTCGGCCGGACGGTCCTGCCTCAGTGAACTTCTCCACCAACGTGGACATGGCGCCTCCAGCGTGGTCAACCACCCACATGGAAGTGGTCTGGATCGGGGCTTAGGGGTTTAGCAGGAACAGCGAGTAGGCTGAAACCTCATTGTTAATGGTTACGAATGCTGAGCCCTGCACATCATCCAAGGTAGCGGCGTCCGTAGAGGCTAGACCCGAGCCAGGCCACGAAAGTATGTATCCCTCTGCTCCCATGTATTCCGGCTCGATGTCCTGCCATATGTTCGGGCCGGTTGCGCACACTCGGAGAACGAGCGGCTCGGCCTGCGTGAACTCCGGTGAAGAGATACAGTAGCCGCTAGGTGAGCCACTCGGGTCGTACTCGAAGGTGTATACGCCCGTGGTGCCGGTCGGCAGGGGTAGCCACCCTTCACGACCGTTTGCGGAAGGTTCGGCGATTATGGGAGCGTTCTTCTCTGTCGGACCAGGGACGCCCATGTAGAGCAGCTTACCTCCATCGTTGAGGATGGTGGTACACGGGAGAGAGCAGGTAGTTGCTGCCTCTGCGTGCACCGCTACCGGGATGAACAGGACAGAGAGGGCAGCGATCGCCGCTGCGAGTAGTTTCTTCATAGGAGGAGTATACCACATGTCAAGCATCACCATGTACGATAGTGTCAACATCAATGCCCTGCCCAAGGGTGCGGCTGCTTACGCGGGCTACGTGAATGGGATCTACAACACCTGGGACGCGCTCGTCAGCAAGTTTGAATCTAGCGGCGCGCAGCTCCTGAGCATCGACGTGTTCGGGAACGGGCCTGTAGCGCACTGCCTCGACGTCGAATCGGGAGACGCCACCAACGCCGACATCCCCGCGTGGGTGAACAAGGTCAAGGCGGAAGGTGTCAAGGTCCCCGTGATCTACACGTCAGCTTCCAACACGCAGGCCGTCATCAACGTCTGTATGGAGACCCTCAAGCTCACGCGGCAGGAGTTCCTCGTGTGGAGCGCCCACTACACCGGCACCGCACACATATGCGCACCCGCCATCTGCGGCTACCCTGCTGCGGACGCGACTCAGTGGTCAGACGACACACCTAATGGCTGCGACGCTTCCGAGGTCGCGAGCTACTTCTTCCCGTGGACTCTGGGCACCACTGCGCCAGCTCCCGCCGCCAAGGCACTCCCCGCCCCAACCGGCCTCAGCGTCGTTCAGAAGACGGCGAGTTTCGGGTTCGAGTGGAATGCAGTCTCGGGCGCGAAGGGTTACACCGTCCAGCTTATCGAGCTTAACGGCACCAACGCGCAGACCGTAACCACGCTGACCAACGCCGTGGTGCTGAACAACCTCACGGTGGGCTGGCAGTACAACGTGCACGTGTGGGCGAACGGCGGGCCAGTTGCGCCACCGCACGCCAGCATCACGATTACGGTGTAGTCTCGATGTCGATGAAGTCGAACTCGTCGTTAGCCAGGAACACGTTCGCACATCGGAGCAGCGTCAGCATCACTGAGATGTCCTCGTTGCTGCACTCCGAGACGTCGTGACCCTCGACCGCTACCAGTACATCCGTTATAGTTTCCGCCAGGTCTTCCCTGGTGATACGCTCGCCCATGGTCCCTCCCTGTGGGTGAAATGAAGCCCCGCACCGAACCCTCTCTCGGTGCGGGGCTTCTGCTGTCTAGAAGCCGTGCAGTGCGCGCCAGCAGGCCAGGAAGACCCAGACGATCTCTTGCAGGAGAAAGTGGCTGATGTGGTGTCGCATGTTGCACCTCATTTCTGGTTTATTGACAGGGTGTAGTTTATGGCTAGGTCGTAGCCGAATGCCTTGATCAGCAGCTCTTCTATGTCCATGATAGCCCACTGCTCAGACAGTGTCAACTGTTCCTTCGATCCAGGCTGATTGAGCACCGGGGCCTCTCACACTCTTGCAGGGATCCGACTAGCTGCGGGTTGAAGTACTTCCCGCATCCGTGGCAGAGCGCGACCTCGGTGATGGGCTGCACCCGCGCAGTGAACCAGCGACGGCTAGGGTTGCTCCGGGAGATGAAGTCTTTCGTGGTCATCCCCTCCTTCGCCAGCCGCTCCAGCTCCTCCTTGTAATCAAGGGGGTCGTAGCGGCGCATCCCTTTCACACCCGACATAGCCGCCTCCAATCGCGCATCAAGTACATCAGCCATAGATCCTGGTACGACGGGGTGATCATCGCCGCGTACGTGACTGCGGCAACCATGACCGCACCCGCTTCGTCGTACTGGATCATGGCCGCCATGTCTTCCCCGGGTTGAGGTAGTTGAGGCGAGAGAGCTCAGCGAAGAGCTCGCGGTGCTGCTTGACGTCTCCCACGACACGGCGCTTGGTCTCACGGATTCCCTGCACAGTGAGCCGGTTCGCCTGACGCCAGTCAGTTTGCGTCATGTGCTCCTTGTTCCCGAGGTGCTTCTGTGTGTCGAACTGCGTGAGCATGGCGCCCAGAGCTTCCTGCGACTTCGGGAGCATGAACCGCTTCAGGTCCATCTTGGTGTCAATCGTGGGCTTCGGCTTGAGCATCGGCAGCCCTAGCTCCACGAGGGCTCCGTTGATGTGCGGCAGGTCGTGCTTGCGGATGAAGTGGCCGGTGACGATGTCGGCCGCGTTGTACAGGGTGACGAACCACTCCAGCAGATCCTCGGAAGCTTCCCGCACGGAGTGGTTCGTCTCCATGTCCTTGTACGTGAGGATCCGGACGTCCACCTGCTCTTCCCCGACCCAACCGGCAGCTATCGCCGTGATCTCCGGCGTGCACTGACCGTCGTACCAGTAACTGAGCGGCCGGTTCTCGATGTCGAAGTCGAGGATCTTAGGCCTGGGTGCCCGTACGCCTGTCTTCACTCGCCATCATCGACTTCATCGATCTCGCCCAGCACGTACGCCGTGGTCACTTCGATCTCGCCAACCACGTGCTGGGCGTACAGCCGCCTCTGGAGGGCGGACCCGTGCGTGTACAGCCACCGGTTCTTGAGCTGCGTGAAGTGCAGGTTGGCGGCGGCGCGAATGGTGGAGTCGATCTCCCCCATAAGCAGTTCTTCGTCATCCTTGGACTTGATCATAGTGCTGCTATCCTTTTCTCTGTACGCGTGAGGTTTTTCTTGGTCTCGGATTTAAAGTTTACGATCTTACCTTTGGGGCTGGCCTTGTACTTTGCGTGCGTAGCCTTACCTTGGGGACTAGCTGCGTACTTTTTGGCCGTAGCCTTACCTAGGGGACTGGCTGCGTACTTTGCTTTCGCAGCCTTACCTGGGGGGCTGACCCCGTACTTTGTTACCGCAGCCTTGTGCGCAGCCTTACGTCTGGGGCTTGTATGGATACCCTTATGCCCCTTACCCGCGACGCAGTTCTCCTCAGCGATAGGCATCCACTCATTACACAGTTCCTTCAAGGATCTGCCTCCTGGTATTATACCACAGATCTGCCATGTACGGGTCCCACTTCATATCGTCCAGGACGGCGAGGTACGCGATGTCGGTCCAGAGCCGCATCTCGCTGTAGCTAGGGTCATTCATTCATCCAGCCCCTCCGTGAGCCGGGTGAATTCCATGTCGAAGTGCTTAGTAATCGCAGCATCTGCCATCTTCAGGGCCATGACGATGGCGGCGAACTGCTTGACGGTGATCTCGGTCATTGATACCGTCTTCGTCTCCGGATCAAACTCAGCCTTCACTCTGGAGAAACTCCTCGACATCGTCGGCCATCTGCCCGCCAGTGATCTGGACTGCCGAGCGGTAGGCCAGCACGAACATGCGGCAGTTGGCCAGGTTCGTGGCCTCTTCCACGCTGTACCCCTCAGCGATGTGCTGCTGGGCGAGGTGGTTGCGTAGCTGGTACGCGATGGTGGCCTCCTCGACGGAGACGGGCTCTACGGGAGCCATGATGTCTTCCTCTCGTTCTCTGCTTCGTCCCCGATGTACCGCTGGAAGATAGGCTTCCCGCAGATCACCCGGATACCAGGGTAGCCCATGTGAGCCATCTGGACTCGGATAGAATCGTAGGCGTCCCATCCCCGGGCGGTGAAGATGACCGGAGTCCAGCCTTCAGCGATCACTTCATCCAGCTTGGCGAAGTTCTTGCGGATCGGCTCCCCGAAGCCATGACGGTCACCTGTCTTCCACACCGATACAAAAAGCGTATCGTCCAGGTCGATGCCGACATAGGGGCAGTCGGTGTCTTGTGGGATCATAGCTTGCTCTTTACGTGTTCGGCAGCAGAGATGTTGAAGTCCACGGCCGCTGCATGGTCTTCATCGACCTCACCGTGGTACCACTGGAGAAAGTGCCGGTACGCGGACGCCCGGAACCTCTCGTACTCCTCGGGGCTGTCAGCCAGCTCCCAGTTACGCTCCCCGTACTTGTCAGCGCCCCGGGTCATCAACATCGCGACACGGTAAGCCATGGTCTCGTTGTAAGGCTGGCCCACGGGGGTGACCAGGTCGAAACGGGGCTTGCCTTCAGCAGTGTCCCGGCGCATGCCCGAGGAGAACTCAGCTCGCTTGCCGCTGTCCTTGGTGATCCAGGCTTCCCGGCGAGCCTTCTCCACCCGGGCGTTGTCGGTCTCCAGGGCGGTAGGGGGTGTGATGTTGACGGCGTCCTTGATCTGCTCTGCGCGGTCAGCACCTTCGCTGGTCCAGGCAGACTCAATGGACTTCCGCCTGGCGTTGTGCGCGACCTGCTTGCCGAGGTTGTAAGCCTCATCGTGGGCCTCCTGCTCTATCATCTCCGTGATCCTCCGGGTCGCACTCATCCCTTACCCCTGTCTGGAAAGTTTAGTGTAGCAAACTCTCCCCATTGTACCACAGCAGCCTGGTCATAGGCAAAGGCTGCCTCTTCTGCTGTACTGAAGGTCCCTAGTCCGTATAGCTTGCCGTGATACCTGATCCGTGCTCTAAAGCTGGGGCCTACTGGGTAGACACCTCGGAAACCTGACTTGCCTGGTTTCTGGAAGGCGTTGGCGTTGTTCTGACTAGCTGTACACTCTCGCAAGTTTGTGCGACGATTGTCAGTACCCACCCTGTTGGCATGGTCAGTTTTCTGGTACCCTGTGAGCATCTTGTGCATCAAAACTACCCTACCGCCCCCTCCCCTGCCCGCATACCCATATCGGTTACTGGGACTAGGGACGTAGTAAGACCATCTCTCATGTAGTTCTGAGTTGCTAAGCCAGTCATCCACGTCCACCAGAGCTGCATATCCTTCTGTTAGCGGGACCTCCACGTAAGCTACAGCCATCTCTACCCCTTCGACCATCGTGACATCAGTTTGCCTCCGGCTGTAATAGGTACTCCGAGGAACTCTCCTGACATACATGATACCACAGTCTCGAGAGACTCGCGACTCTCACTCTGGAAGATCACCTCATCGTGGAGGGGTAGGAGTACCTGGATGCCCGCTTTGATGCATTTGAGCATGCCGTCCACGAAAATCTCCCGGGCGGTTGACTGGATCTCGTAGTTCAGGTTGCCGTAGCGCCTGATCGGGTCAGCCGGGATCCGGCGTCCCCACGGATTGATGACCCAGTCCTGGCTGCCCAGCCTGCGACCCAGCTTCCGGGTCTCTGGGTAAGCCCTGTCGAAGCCTTGGATGAACTTGGCCATCTCTTCTTCAGGTACGCCGGTCTGGAGCGACAGTGTCTTAGCTCCACCACCAAACATCCGCCCGAAGCCCGCGATCTTGCCGCTCTGCCGGGCCTCCTTGGCGTCGGGGCTGAGGTTGGCGGGGTCAGAGAAGTCCAGATCGGGATACACGACAGAGGCCGTCATGCAGTGGAGGTCCCCACCCGACTTGATAACCTCAATCATGGTGGGGTCCTGGCTCAGCCCGGCAGCTACGCAGAACTCGATACGGTCGAGGTCCACAGCTCCGAGCAGATATCCAGTATCTGGCACGATGCAGCCTCGTACTGCGTCGGGGAGCTGGTGGAAAGGCGGGTTTCCCACTGACTGACGGCCTGTGACAGCTCCGATGCTGCGTATGTCAGGGTTGCAGCGCTCGGTGTCCATTTTACTGAGGTAGTCGTTGACAAGCTTGTTCAGCTCCTTGCTCTTGAAGAACGACCTAACCGTGGCCTCGATTGGGTGGTTTGCGATTGCCAGGTAGAGTCCGTCCTTGGCGAGGCTGGGGGCTCCGGTGCCGGTCTTAGGTACATCCACGCCAGCCTGCTCCAGCCAGCCAGCCACGGCGAGCTTGTCGTCCTTCTTGGCGATCCCGTTAGCCGGGAACCCCTGTGCCCTGGCCCGAGCGTGCTCGTCGGCTGCTTCGAACATCATGTCCACTTCGAGCTTGGCACGGTAGTCCCTGTCGATCTTCATACCACGCCAGGTCATCAGCATGCACTCGACCATCAGCTCGTGTTCGCGGCTGATGAGTGGTGAACCACCAAGATACCACAGAGTCTCCAGGAGTCGTACAGTGATGACCGGGTCAAGTCCCGAGTACTCAAGGTAGACAGGATCGTCCAGAGGGATTGTGCCCCATGAACATTTCTCAAGGTCGAGCGCTTTGCTGCCACTGTAACGGACTTTGAGTCGCTTATCTGCATCATAGTACGGGTCTACCAGTTGCCGTACGCGGGCCTTGAGACCATGGAGTGAGTTGAGCCGGTTGTCGGCGCCACGGAGACTATGGCCCATCGGCTCAATCAGTCGGCTGAGTACCAGAGTGTCGAGAGCTTTGCGTCCGAGGGGTTCGGGTTCAACACCCCATCCTCTAGCAGCAGTGATGCAGTCAGCCGGTGCACTGTGCATGACCAAGACCTGAGCCGAGCTGAGTGCGGCGCGTATCTGTCGCCCCATGTGTGCCGGTAGGACGTGCGCTTCCTCACCTGAACCAAACTGCGCAAGCCTGGGCGCCCAGCCTTCATCCCAGACGCTTCCACCCGTAGTTTCAGTGTCAAATCCAACATACGGTGTCCTAGCTATGAAGTCGGCGAACGGCTTGAACGAGTCACCATCCTGGTAGATGTAGATGGGGATGTCGTCACCAGCGAGCTTGGCAGTGATGGTCTTCACGCCATGCACCTCCAACACTTATCTTGCCCCAGGAGTTTCCACTCACCGCACGGGCACTGCTTAGCCTCAGGGTGCGGCGGACGCTTCTTAATTTCCATGCAGCTCATCCTCCCACATCTTGATCCGGCGCATCCACCACTCCAGCTCGACGTTAAGCTCTTCCTGGCACACTTCGGACCAGCAGTTGATCAGCATCACGAGAGGGTCAACAGCTTTCATATCCGGTTCAGCCATTCTTCCGCACACCCCGACTCGTAATCGAAGTCATAGCCGACCGCTGTGTAGATGCAGTAGTCGGTCACGTTCTCCGTGCAGAGCAGGATGGCCCGGTCATCGTCCGTCATGCTACCCTCATCCAATCCCCGCTGGCAGCCCGGTTAAGGGCTGCCAGCATCACGCTGTCGGGTACGTCCTTGCAGAACGCGTAGATCCCGCCACCATCGTAGTCCCGCTGCGGGTCACAGATGTCGGCGAGCGCACCCCACTCGTACGCTCCCACGAGACGGTCCAGGTACCACATTAGAGGGGCTTTACACCACGGCGGGTGACGATGATAGGAGCTAGGTGCTCGGTCGCAGCAGTGCCAGCCGTGACCAGGGAGGCCCCCAGCTCGATCAGGGCACGTCCGAGGGCGATCTGCTTGGCCGGGCCGTAGTTGCGGGGATCTCCGGGGTGTCGCTTGGACGATCCGGTGGCGTACACCTTACCAACTCGGCCTCCGTCATCGTACAGGGTGACGGACACCACGGTGGCGTTGTCGTCTACCAGTACGCTGACTTCGAGGTCTAGCGTGTCGAACGGGTCCTTAGTGGTGATCACGGCTTGTCCTTCTTGGTCTCGGCGTGGAGTTCCTTCTCAAGGCGCTTGGTCCATTTGCTCATAGCCTGAGGATAGCACAAAGCCCCGAGCTTGTCAAACAAGCTCGGGGCTGAGGCTGGGCGACTGGCCAATCCCGCTTCAGTAACCAGATCGCTGTGAGGGTCGGAGCAGGCGGGCTAGCTGCTCAATCTTCCCTCACGCCAGCAGGGCTCCGACTATCAGGAGCCCCACCGTGGTCATCATCAGCCCGAACTTGAGGATGGATACCAGCGGAGGGCTGATGTCGTCCTTGGCCAGGCTGATCGCTCCGAGGAAGCTCAGGAAGGCCCAGAACGCGAAGACGCCCTGTAGTACGACCATTACGCGCTCCTGGTGACGACCTTATATTTCTGGAAGTAGTCCTGGCTGTTCTTGCTGCCGGGCTTGGCGTTCTTCTTCAGCATCTTGCCGAAGTACTTGACCGCGACCAGGTCACCGATCGCGGGATCGGCCTCCTGCATTTCGCGGGCCAGCACGCTGCGGAAGCCAGCGATGCGGGTGCTCTCGCCGTCCGACGTCTTGACGGTCCACACGATAACAGGGTCATCGTGATAGTCCGACTTGGTGGCGCCGACCTTGGTCAGGGTCCCGGCGATCGACTCGGGCTCTTCCGGCTGCCACGACGGGGTGGTGTCCTCGTTCTCCACCTCAGCCAGCAGGCTGTCCAGTGGGTTGGCCCCGTCCATCTCGGCCAGTAGGTCTTCTGCGCTGCTATTCGCCATGTGTCTGTTCTCCCTTGTGGGTTGTTTGCTTCACCAGTATATCACACCACTCGGCCATTCGGCTCGCGGCATCCTGGACAATGTTGTAGTACGAGGGTCTGGTAGCTGCCCTCATAACCCAGTCCAGACCGGTGCATACATCCAGTTCACAGACGTCCGCGTCCACAGGTTCTCCTCCCAGCAGGTGTCACACTCGGCGTAGTGGAGTGCCTCATCTAGTTCGTCATGCACGCCCCAGATCCAGCGCAGCTCCCCGCACGGCCACTTGCTCAATTCCAGATCCTCGATGTCTGCTCGAATTCCCACACGATCCTGGTGGCCCGGAAGACCATGTACAACTCCTTCAAGCTCGGCCTGTTGTCCTTGCCGTCTAGGAAGTGTGTCGAGTAGGACCCTGGGTAGAGCCGAACAGCGAGAGCCACTCGCTTAGAAACTTCTGGAGCTGGTCCGCCGTCCACGAGCTGGTCCCCGTGTGCGTAAGCGGCGAGCTGGAGTGCCCAGGTGCTGTGAGGTCCGGTTGCTCCGGTTTTCCAGTCGATGACAGCGGGCTCGCCGAAGGTGCCGTAGCAGCGCCCGAGGACGTCGTACCGGCCTGCCCATCCGTGAGCGACGTTACATACCGCGACTTCCTGATGGTCCACCACCAGCTCGTAGTCTTCCACGAACCGCTGGTACCCCTCGAACATGCCACGTTCACGCTGATCCACGAGCTTTGATGTGGCGGCTTCAACGGTCTCCCCATCAAGGTGACGCTCAATTGCCTTGTGAACGCGCGTACCACGAGCTGCCGAGTTGTCCCGTTTTTCGTTAGCTGCACCAGCTATCATCTCCACTGTCTTGAGCTTGCCGTGCTCCTTGATCATGGCAGGCAGGTCCAGGTCTATAGCGCGACGGGCTGCTTGAGTTCCGTTCCACTTATAGAGGCTGGGCTTGCTGATCACGTCGAGGACGGTGGTGACCGATACTAGGCTGGTGTCTTGCGGTCCGTCGTAGAAACGCACAGTGGCTCCAATCCCAGCAGGTCCTTCATGGTCTTGTCGTTCTGCTCCCGCACCTTGGCGAAGACAGCGTGTGCCAGGTTCTTCGAGTAATCGGTGCGGCACAGCTTCCCGCGCCTGGCAAAGATCTCCACGAGGGCGGCTGCCAACTGTCCCTCGGTTACCGTGATGGTTCCCATAGTTCCTTCTCGTTGAGGATGGTCTCGACCCCGTGTATGGTGAGGAGTTCGGGGATGAAGTTGGTGTGTCCCGGCTTATCCAGCACGTCGTAGTCCCACCAGAGCTCTGTCATGTCACCGCCACCATAACTGCGTCACTGAGCGCGATGGTCCAGTGCTGCCACTTCAGGGCTTCGGCCGCTCGGAACGCCGCGTACATCAGTGCACCCATGCGTACCCGATCAGGATTCCCGCAGCCACACCCGCAGTAAATCCCATAATCGTCCGTCTCCATACCAGCACCTCCACACAGTGCTCTATGAGGCCCGAGATGTGCGTGTCGTTCATGGCCTCGATGAACCGGTAGCCGCTCTGCTCCGGTAGTGGTCCCTTAATGTGCAGTCCCACGACGCCACCTCTGTCCCCGGCTCAAGCGTGTACCCTCATACTTCTCCAGGTACTTGATCACCATCGCCAGGTCGCCGAGCATCTTGATCCGCTCGTCCGTCGTGTGGCACTGATCGCTGTGCTGGTACTCCCACGTCTGCGGGTACGTACGGATCGTGTCGTAGGCCGTCTTAGAACGGGACAGGACCGTCCGCAGCTCCGTCAGCTCCCTCGACACCTGGTCCTTGTAGCTGTCCACCGATCCTCCACTTCCCCTGATCCATCAGGTAGGTGATGATGAGCCCTGTCGCGTCGGCTTCGTCGTTGTTCTTCGGCTTGGGCCAGAACTTCCGGATAGCGAAGTTGGCTACCGCATCCTGCACTTCCTGCTTGCTGGCTCGGCCGTTGCCGGTGACCACCTTCTTGAGGTGGCTCGGCGTGATCTCCACCACGTCAAAGCCGAGGGTGTGGCGACTGTGGTCACGGATGAGCCACCGCAGCGCCCCTAGCTCCTCGTAGCCCTTACCACGGATAGCTCCGAGGGCACCTGCCTCGATGAGGACGATGTCGGGCTTGGTGGTGATCGACTTCACCGCAGCGCTGGCCTGGGCACGCACAGCATCCTGGAGGTCGCAGTCCTTGAGGGTGGTCTTGTGGGTGTGCAACGACAAGAGCCCCGCCTGCAAGTGTGCGACACCTGTAGAGCGAAGGCTCAAGTCAAAGGCGTATATGTTCATACACCCAGTTTACCTATCCAGCAGTCGTTTCCCCACGGCGTCGGCAGCGGTGTACCAGGCTAGCTTCTTGCCGACCTTCACACCGACGAAGAAGCCGACCAGGATCAGGATGATCATCAGAGCGGCCATACCTTCACTCCCATCCCTCGCACGCCGTAGTACATGATGCTAGCGTACTCCAGCCCCTTGGCGTGCTGCTCGGCCGGGTAGTACGTGTCGTACTCGGCCTCCACGCCGGGAGCGAGCACGACCCACTTACCCATTCTTCTTCAGGTTCTGGTGGAACTTCTTCCAGAGCTGCTTGGCCTGCTTGGAGGTGAGACCCAGCTCGGCCGCTCGACGGTTCTCGAAGTTCTTCTTAGCATAATTCTCGAGGCGCTGTTCGTTGTTCATGACCCCAGTATAGCAGAAGCTCCAGCCTCGCGCAACAAGGCTGGAGCTTCTGTGCACCTGTTGGAGGTGCAGTCAGCAGATCGTGGGATCGTTAGCTGACAGTTCCGGTGACCGCGAGTCCGGCGAGCTCGAACTTCTTCAGGTCGGCGTTGGTGAGCGTGTAGAACTGCTCAGGGGTCCGGCCGGTGAAGGTGTCGTACGCGTCGAGGATGGTCTCGAAGAGCGACAGGAGCCGCTGGTCGGGGGTCTGCTGGTCACGATTCGGGTCGGCGGCGGACGCCTTGGCCCACTCGACACCAGCCTTGGCCATGGCGAGCGCGAGCTCCTTGCGCTGCGCAGCGTCGGCGGGCGGGGTGGTCCCGAACAGGCGGCCGATGGCGGGCACCATGGTGTAGCGGGCCTCGTTGGAGCTCATCATGTCGAACACGCGGCGGGACAGGTGGCCCAGCACGGGGTGCGTGCAGGCCGGGGAGTCCGAGAAGCTTTCACCGGCGAGCACGGAGACGTACTCCATGATACACGCCTGGCCAGAGCCTTCCGGGTGCGAGCCTTTGTCGAGCGACGGCAGGCCGAAGGGTACTTCAGTCATACTTACCTCCTGGGTAGGGACCTTTTGGTGGTCGGTTCCATTATATCAGATCACACGCCGTTGTCAAGCAGGATCTGAAGTTCAGCCTCAGCCAGTTCGAGATCGATGGTGTGCACGATGTTGAAGTGTGCCACGACCACGACGAACTCCATCACCAGCTCAGACAGCTCGTTGCTATCGAAGCTACGGTCGATCACTTGGCCGCGTCCACAGCGAAGTCGATCGACTTGTACCACCCCCTCATCATGACGTCGAAGCTGCTGCGCCACGCCTTGCTGACGCAGATGTCCAGTGAGATGCACGCCGTCAGGTCGTCCGGGTTCTTGATCGCGGTCACGGCAGACTCCAGAAGTACGGGCCTTGGTAGCCATCCCTCTTGGATGCTACCTTCAGTATATCACGGGCTGTCTTCAATCCCCTAACGGAGATCCCCGCTGCCTTGGCGCCGGACTGCACTTCATCCGCCTGAACCGGACCCGAACCCAGCAGGGTAGCCAGCCAGTCGATGGCGTCTTCGTGGGTCTGCTTGGTCTTGTTCTTGGTGGTGATCTCCTCCATGGTCTCCGCGACCACGTTCATCCAGTTCACCTTAACCGCCGTGATGTCCTGTCCGATGGTTCCGGCCTCAAGCTGGTAGAGCTCGGTGAGCTGGTTGCTCGGCCCGGAGTTGGACTTGATCACGCTCAGGGCGTAGTTGTCATCGTCGTACTGAGCAGCGAAGAGCACAGATCGTGCAGCAGCGGTGAACGCCTGCGATCCCATGACAGATGAGAGTGGATCACCTCCGCCCTTGTTGACATGGATGACACCGAGGACAGAGATGCCAGTCTTGCGAGCAAATCCACCAAGTGGTTCAAGTCCGCGTCGTACATCAGAGTCCTTGTGGGTGTCGATGTTGTGGCTGAGCCGGGAGGTGATCGGGTCGAAGATGAGGATGCCAGCGTCAACCTGCTCGCACAGATCCTCGATCTCGGCCAGGTCATCAGGGAGGGTGACGTCAGTAAACCAGTCATCACCACGGCTGGTCACGTAGCCGATCCTCGACAGGTCCGCTCCCGAGTAGATGATGCTCGGCAGGATCTTCTCTTCCCACGAGTCTTCAGTGGCCACGATCACGGCACCACGCGGCTTACCACGCAGATCGCCGTCGAGCTCGCCTCTCGAGAGTTTTGCTATGGTGTCGAACACGACCGTGCTCTTGCCGATCCCCTGGCGACCGGCGATCAGGCTGAACACGCCGAGCGGGACCTTCTCGTGCCAGAGCCAGTTGGCCTTCCTCGGCTCACTGGCGTCCGCGAGCTGGAGGTAAAGCTTGGAATCCTCGGGAGCTGGCATCTTCCGGTAGGCGCCGATCAGCGCGCTGCTGAAGTCATCCTTGACGTCCCACGGCGCACACGCGGTCTCGTATGCTGCACCGTAGCTCACTACCTGCTCGTGTGTCAGTGAACCCGCGTACACCA